GAGAGGATTATTTTGAATTTATCCAGCGATGCAAAGCTAATCCTATCGGGCGCAGAGTGAAGATTTGCGATTTAGAAGATAATATGGATATAACAAGGCTAAATCAATTAACAGAAAAAGATATTGAACGATTAAAAAAGTATCATAAAGCATATAAGATATTGAACGAATAAGGGCGGAATTAACCGCCCTATTTTTGTTTCAATTTTATTTAAAAGCTTTTCCTACTCTTTCACCAACGACCGCTCCTTCTTGGAATTCCGATGTGGAGTAATCCACAACAGCACACATTTTAATATCGTTAACGCCATGGCTAATTGCATCATTTAAATAGTATGTTGCAAGAGCATCGTAATTTCTTCCTGGTTCTGCATTTATAGCTATAATTAGTACATTTCCATTTGTTACTGTTGCTTTTAGGCAATCTATACCAGAAATAGTCTTGCAATATTCTAAGCCTTCAGGAGAAGGTGCGGTCCTTCCACAGCTTGAAAAGAGTAGTGCAAAGAGTGCAAATAATAGATACTTTTTCATTGTGTATTTTGTTTTTGAGTTTGTATAGTAATGCAAAGATAATACAATTTTACTAATTGTTACAAACGTTTAAAAAGTTTTTTGTTTATAGTCGTGTTGTGTTTTAGGTATCACCCAGACATTTTCAAGTTAATAAAAGTTTAACTTATTGATTTTCAGTGAGTTATGTTTGGTAATATCATTTTTATTTGCTATCTTTG